TCAGTCCCGACGGAAGCCGTCGTCGTCGCGCAGCCGGTCAGGATCGGAAGCGGCACCAGCAGCAGTGCGACGCGCATCGCGTACCCGCACTCATCGCCTCGCAAAAATACGCGCCACCTTCTCGACCGTCCGCCCGCCGACGTAGGTGGTGACGATGAGCCCCGCCCATTCCGCCACCGTCCCCGTGAGCGGATCGGTCGTGCCGAGCCCGAGCACCTTGTCCCAGACGATCACCTTCCAGAGATAGATGATCACCGGCAGCGCGAGCAGCGGCCGGATGATCGCGGTATACCACCGGCCCTGCTCGGCAATGATCAGCGCGTTCGCCTGCCGGCGCGCATCGATCTCGGCCTCGATCTCCTTCGCCGCGAGGTCGGCCGCAAGCCGGTCACGCGTGTTCGCCGCGTCGAGCCTCGCCCTGTAGGCGTCGATCAGGCCCGTGACGACCGGCCCGCCGATCAGGGCAGCGAGCCAGGACCACATCGGCTCACTCCGTCCGCCGCGCGGTGCGCAGCCGCGCGAGGATCGTGACCACGCCGAAGCCGATCATGGCGGCCCAGAGCCATTGGGGCGGGATCAGCGCCGTGATCTGCGCCTTGATCTCCGGATCGCCGAGGACATCGGCCGCCTGCTCGACGAAGCCCCACGCCGCCCCGAAGAGGACGCAGAGCCAGCCCCAGGCGATGGTCGCGGAATTGCGCACCGCATCGGCGATCCGGTCGCGCCAGGACGTGACGCCGGACGGGAGCGGACGGACGAGGCCGCGCCGCTCGAGCGCGGGCCGCAGGAACAGGACATAAACGAGCGCCGCGCCGACGAGCGCGGCGAACGCGAGCAGGACGATCATGATCGCCTCCTATGCAGCGGAGAGTTCGGGAACGAATGGCGTTTCGGGAACCGCCGCCTCCTGGCGGCGCCGGCGCCGGCGCTCGACGAGCACGAGCGGCCCGACGACGAGGAGGACCGCGCCGCAGCCGATCGCGGCAGCCTCCCAAGGATGCGCGGCGACCCAGTCGCGGAAGGCGCCGCCGGCGGCAAGGAGGCCGGTCACGCCGGTGCCGGCCGCGACCTTCTTCGCCGTCGCGGGCGCCGGCACCTCGCCCTTGCCGGCGGCGGGCGCGATCTCGACCTGCGGCACGGGCGCGGGCGCGCGTTCTGCCGCCATGCGCAGGCTCGCCGCGCGGACCTCGGACACGCGCCGCTCCCAGCCGCGGCCGAACACCGGCCAGGTCTTGAGGCGCCTGAGGAAGGCGAGCCGCTCGTCGCAGATCGCGTTGACGACCGCCTTCGGGTCGCGCCGGACGAGCGCGCCGAGCACGGTGGCGTTGACGGCATGCGTGTCGTCGGCAAGCCCGAGCACGCGGCGCAGCACCTTGCCAGCGCGGCCGATGCCCGAGTTCACGCCGTAGTCGAAGACGGCGTAATCGACGCCGGCGGGCAGGTCGTCGCAGCCAAGCGCGTCCCAATAGCGCGCGCGGTAGATCGCCTTCGCCTCGTCGACCGTCATCGCGCGCACGTCGGCGGCGGTCGCGTTCGGCTTCGCGTAGCGGCGGTAGTCGGCGATCGTGATGCCATACTTGGTCGGCCCGCCGGGATCGGACGGATGGTTGGTGTATCCGCCTTCGTGCGCGAGCAGGCGCCCGAGCGCCTCGTCGTAGGTCCATTTCGCCATTTACGGTGCTCCAAAAAACGAAACGGCCGCCTCAAAAGGCGGCCGCCACAGAAAAGCGCGATGCCGCCGATGTGATGGGCGCAGGTTTTCTTAGTCGATGAGGCGCGTAACTCTTGTCGATCGATTCTCGATCATGGAAGCGCAGCCCGAAGAGCGCGGTATGCAGGATCAAATACGCCTCGCAGAGACGCGCGCCTTTCCGTTCAACCGTCTACACAAACATAGCTTGATTGCTTGAGCCCGAGCGCCTGCGCCGCGCCAAGCGACAGGTCGATCCAGGCATTGGTCGCCGGGCCGCGGTCGTTGATCCTGACCGTCACCGCGCGGCCATTGTGCGGGTTGCGCACGTGTAATTGCGTCCCGAACGGAAGCGTCCGATGCGCTGCCGTGAGCCCATGAGCGTCGAACCGCTCGCCGGACGCCGTGCGCGTGCCTTGCCAGTAAAAGGTCGCCAGCCGCTCGGTCGAGCCAAAACCGCATTGGCCTGTTGGATGAACCCAGCGTGCCAACTTGGCGTTGATCAGAGCGACGAGCTCGCGCGACGCGGCGGACGCGGGCCGAGCGGGCGCATGGCGTCGCGTGGCATCCTCCGGGCAACGAACGTACTTGCCGTCGTTGCTCATGCAATCGCGTGCGTGAATTGGCGCCCCGAAGCCGGCAAGCGCCAGCACAGCGATGGCGCCAAGCCATCGTGTCATCGGTCAATCCATTTGGGTTTGCGGGAAAGAGCGTGGCGACTCTATTTGTGCCAGCCGTTCACCAGCAGAATGAAGTAGACGACACCGGCCAGCACCAGCGCCGCGATCGAGGCCAACGACCATTTTCCAAACGCTGCGAACTTCTCGTCGAGAAATTCGCGAATGGCTTCTTTGGCTGCTTCCTTGATTTTTTCGTCGTCAACGGTCATCGCGCGGCCCTCATCGTATCCTGCTCCGCTAACGGCCGCTCCGACGGGGCGGCCGTCGTTGCGGTTTTTGTGTGCATTTTGCCTCAAGGCACGTAGTGTCCCCAGAAGTGCGACTGGTCGGCTTCGATGTAGCCGTCGTTGGTCGCGAAATGCACGCGCACGTCGATCACGTCATTCGCGGCAAGCGGCGTGAGAACCGAGAGGTTATAGGTCGTAACATCATCGATCGGCGCGCCGGACACAGCTCGTCCGCGCTCCAGCTCGGTGCCGTTCTTGTGGAACGCCGCGATCACCTTGGTCGGTACGTTCGCATTGGCTTTGAACCGGAACGAGAATCCAAAAGCGTAAAGGCCTGCAAACGGTGCCGTAAAATTGTTATTCGCGCTGCTGAACGCGTTCTGGTCGTTGGAGTCGGCGTTGTTGAACTGGACCTTGGTCCAGGTGTTCGCGGCGATGTAGTTGTCGAAGTTGGTGTAGGCGGAGAATTTCGGCGCAAGCGGCAGCCTGAGCCGACCGGTGGTCCGATCGATCACGAACCCGGTGAAATAATTCGATCCGTCCGGCGAGACCTTGACGGTGAAGTCGTCGTCACCGAGGAGGCCGAACAGAGCCCGGGCCGAATAGTTGGTCTGGAACGTGAGCGCGACATCGTCGCCCGCCGCCGCCTTGTTGAAGGTAAAGCGTACATCGTCGGTCTCCCGGTCGAACAGGAAGGCCGTACCCTTGACGATCAGGGCGTTGTTGACATCGGCGGTTGCGCCGCCGAGGCCGACATGGCCGGTGTCCTTGTCGATCGAGACGGCCAGATGGAAGGTTGAGCCGTCGGGCGAGACCTTGACGGCAAAATCATCATCGCCCAGGAGCCCGAACAGGGCGCGCGTGCTAAAAGCGTCCTGGAAGGTGAAGCCCGCATCTTTTCCAGCCGCGCTCTTGTTGAGCGTGACTCGCAGATCGCCTGTTCCCGGCGTCACGTCGTCGTGGCTGAAAAGGATGGCGTCGGATTTGACGGCAAGCCGGTTCGTCGTGTCGGCCGAGGTGAGGATGCCGAGCTTGGAGAGGTTTTGGAACGCGAGCACGGAGACGAGATCGACCCAGCCGCTCGCGGTAAAGACGAGCATCTTCTGCTCGTCCGCGACGTAGGCGACGAGCCCCTTCACCGGCACATAGAAGCGCCAGCCGCCGTCGATCAGGTAGGCGATGTTGCCGGCTTGATCGGCCCAGGCGCCGCTCGGGCTTGCACCCACAATGTAGGCGTCGCCGTCGGAAGGCGTGGCCGGCGGCGCGGAAAGATCGCGATCGAGGATGTAAAGATCGACGAGCGCGTCCAGCCGGACGAGCGCCTCGTTGTGAGTGACCTCCTTCTGCGCCTGCCCCTGTATGATGTAGGGCAGCGCCAAGCGCGGTGTCGGCATCGCTTTAGTTCCTCGGTCTAAGGGAGTGGTGTTAGAGCGTCACGACAGCGGGTCGACCGCGGCCGACAGTGGCTGAGATCTGATAGACCCGCACGGCGATCGATGGCTGCGGTGATCCGAAATCGGCGGTCTGCTGCGCGGCTGTGTAGGTCGCAGCCGGCAATGTGGTCGCAATCGTCCGGGCGACATTGGCGCCGTCGAGGATATCGACTTCGTAGCGCTCGCTCTCCTCATTGAGCGGCACGTCCGTGCCGTCGGCCCAGACGCCGCCGAAGCGGGTGCGGCGCACCCAGGCGATGGTGAGGTCGCCGGCTGCATTGCGCGTGCCCCGTACATGGACGGGCGCCCAGGGCATCAGTCCGACCGCCCGGGCGGTGAAGGTCGTCTGCTGCCAGGCGGGATCGGAGAAGTCGATGCCGGGTGGCCCCCAGCGGTAGAACCGCGCCTGTCCGCGCTCGGCAAGCGTGGTCTCGAGCTGGGCGATCGCAGCGTCGAGCAGCACCGCCGGCGCGCCGGCGGGCAAGGGCGAGCGCATGGCGTGCTCGGTGCCGAGCCGGCCGCGGAGCAGCGTCGTCAGGTCATAGGTATTGGGCGCAACCAGGGTTGCCTGCGCGAACTGGACGATCTCCCAGTCGCCGTCCAGGTTCTGGATGGCAAGCGCGTTCGCCCCGCCGGCGAGGATGTCGTCCTCTGAACGGCTCGCGAGCTCGCCGGCATAGAGCTTGAGCGCAAGAACGTTCGTGCGGTCCCAGTAGGCGGTGGGGCCGGCGCCGAAAGGGGCAAGCGTCTCGCCCATGGTCGCGCGCACGGGGAGCGTGGTGTCGAGCGCAAAGCCTGTGCCGGTCGCGCTGTCGAGCACGACGATGCCGGACCAGGGCGACGCGGATGCCGCCGCATAGGGCGCCCAGGGAACGTCGGTCTCGCGCAGCATCGGCAAGTCCATGATCCGCAAGATTGCGGCGCCATAGACGGGCGGCGTGCCGATCGACGGCGGCTTGATACCGGGGAGCGGCGGGCCGTAGACGGCCGCTTCCGCGCGCTGCGCCTCGATCTCGCGCGCGCCCGCGTCGCGAATCCGATCGATGCGGAAGGCGCGCGGCCGGCCGTCGACGACGAGCTCGATCACGTCGCCCGGATCGAAGGCGATCGACGACGGCGGCAAGGCGAGCCGCGCGGTCTCGCGGCCGATCCAGGCTTCGGCCAACATGCGGTCGGCGACCGCCTGCGCCTGGGTTGCGTCCATCACGAGGGCGAAGCTTGCGTCGCTCTTGCGCTCGGAATAGCCCGCAAGGCGGCTCGCCGATATCGTCCCCGACCGGTAGTCACCGCCGGCGTCGATGAAGGTGACCGACACGACGTCGGGAAGCTCCGTCTCCTGCGCGCGGGAAAGCGTGACGACGTCGCCCTCGTCGGGCAGCACGCAAGCCTCGGACGCGATGGTGGCGACCGGATTGCGGCCGCGCGGCGCGAAGCGGATCAGGCCTTCGCTCTCGACCGCGTCGAAGGCGAAGGCGGACATCAGCATCTCGATCTCGGCGCGCGACGACATCGGCCGGTCGCGCACATAGCCCACGACGACGCCGGCGAGCGCGCTTGTGTTCGCCTCGCTGAATCCGACGCGGGCGCAGCGCTCGGCGACGAGCGCGCCGAGGTCGGCAAGGCCGATCTTGCCGTTGAGCCAGTGCCCGAGCGGCCAGAGGTCGCCGTCGCTCCAGACGTCGGCGCGCGCCGGCCAGGCGGGATAGGGGCGCGCGTCCCAGGTCCAGACCGCGATCCTTTCGATCATTGGGCCGCCATAGACCGAAGACGTCGGATTGTTGGCGCCCTGCCAGTAGGTGAGCATCGCCTCGATGGCGCGGCGCTGGATCAGGTCGTCGCGGTTGCCGCGCGAATAGTACGGCAGCGCGCTTTCCGCCGACTTCGGGTCATAAAAGACGTTCGGCTGGTTGGTGCCGCGGTCGACCGACGGAATACCGAACTCGGTGAACCAGATCGGCTTCGACTGCGGCACCCAAGCGGTGGGCGTTGCGTTCTCGACGCCGCCCGGCCGGTCGTAGTGCGGGTTGAGCCACCAGTTGCGGAAGTCCTTGGCGCGCCAGACCCACGGCTTGCCGTAGGCGCCGTCGGCAATCGGCGTGCGGACCTGCGCGTCGCGATCGGCTTGCGACGCATAGAACCAGTCGTAGAACTCGCCGCCCTCGATGTTCGCCTGCAGATAGCCGCGGTCGTATATCGAGGCATGGCCGGCCAGCGCGTCGAGATGCGAGTTGCCGTCGCGCCAATCGGACAGCGGCACGTAGACGTCCACCCCGACGAAGTCAACGTTCGGATCGGCCCACAGCGGATCGAGATGGAAGAACAGCGAGCCGTCGCCCGGCTGGTGGCGGCCGTAGTCCGACCAGTCGGCGGCGTAGCTCACCTTGACGCCGCTCCCGAGGATCGCCTTGGCGTCGGCGGCGAGCGCCTTCAAGTGATCCACCGCCGGGAAGTGGGTCGCGCTGTCGCGCACGGCGCAGAGCGCACGCAGCTCGGAGCCGACGAGGAAGGCATCGACCGCGCCCGGATCGATGGCGTTGATCGCGGCGCAGAGCCGCGCGTAGTGCAGGATGAAGCGGCGATAGCTCCATTCGGCCGGGCCGGAATAGACCGTGATCACCGCGTTGGTCGTGGGATCGACCGAGACGCTGACCTGGCTGCGCGTCACCGCGCCGAAGAAGGCTGCGACCTGGGACGCTGCGGCCGCGGTCTGGTCGACCGTGCCTGGCTGCCCCGGCGCCGGATCGCAGGTGATGCGCCCGCGCCAGGGATAGGCGGGCTGCCCGGTCTGCCCCGTCCAGGGATCGGGCAGACTGTTGCCCTGCGGAATGTCCATGAACAGGAACGGATAGAAGACCACGGACAGCCCGCGGGCTTTGAGATCGCGGATCGCGCGCACGACGGAGTCGTCGGACGGCGTGCCGCCATAGGCCGGGCGGCCATCGACAGTGCTCACGACCGCCGCAATGTTGCGCGTGAGGCCATGCACCATCCACGCATTCGGCGTCGTGATCTTCTCTGCGACCTCGACCTTGGGCCGCACGGTGCATGAGCCGGCCCTGAGATCGTCGCCGAACCAGCCGACCACGAGCAGCACCGTGTTCACGTTCGGCAGCGAGGCTTGCAGGTCGTCGATGGCGGCCGTCCAGTCTGCGGTCGCTCGACCGGCGAACTTGTTCTCGGGCGCGGTCGCGCCGCCGCCGAGATCGCGTGTGTGGACGACCGGGTCATAGGCGCGCTCGCCCGAGCCCGGAATGACCGTGATCGCCGTGACGAGATCCTCGGCGCCGGAGCCGTCGCTCGGGGAAACGCGGCGAAAGACCTCGAAATTGAGCTGCGGGATGCGGTTGCCGAAGTTCTCGAGCGGCAGGTTCTCGAACACGACATAAGCCGTGCCACGATAGGCCGGCGCATTGCCCGTGCCTTCGACGCCCTCAATCAGCGAATCCGGTAATTGGTCGGCTGTCCCGCGATAGACCCGAATCACGATATTCGCGGCATCGAGCGGCTTGCCGTCGGCCCAGATACGTCCAACGCGATCGATCGGCCCCTCACACAGCGCCACCGCAAAATTGGCAAAATAAGAATAGGTCGTCTGCGTGACGGTGCCGCCACCGCTACCCTTGCCGCCGCCCACTTCTTCCGTCGTGGCAACCTCGCGAAATTTGGTGGCCCAGATGATTTGACCGGCTAGTCGCACGCGGCCAGCGATTTCGGGAATTGGCGCGCCCTCGGTAGATGCTTGAACCTGCAGATTGTCGAGGCGCGGCCCTTCGATGTGCTGACCAGGCCCACCGAACAGCTTGCTGTCGATGAAGCTGCCGGTGAGCACCGCCGCAGCCTTGATGCCGAGCGCCGCGAAGGGGCCGAGCCCAGCGCTCGTCGCGAGCGAGCTCGCGCCGACGGTCAGGAGAAGCGTTGCCATTCAGCAGCCAGGAAACGAGAATACGAAGCGGATGCGCCGGCGCCACCACGGCGTGACCGAGACCTCCGCGACCGGGTGGCGCTCGTAGGAATGCACCATGCGATCCGGTTCGGTCAGGATCGCGCAGTGCTTGGCCGGCGCGCGCTCGTTGAGCGCGAAAAGGAGCACGTCGCCCGGCAGCATGCGGCTCGGCGACGACCAGCGCAGGTGACGCGCGGCGGCCTCAGCGAGCGTTTCGCGGCCGCCCGCCTCCGCCCAGTCGCGCGAATAGGGCGGGATCGCCTCGGGCTCTTCACCATAGAGCGCGCGCCACACACCGCGCACGAGGCCGAGGCAGTCGCAGCCCACGCCCTTGACGCTCGCCTGATGGTGGTACGGCGTGCCGATCCAGCTCCGCGCCTCGGCAACGATGCGGGCGCGGTCAACCGAGCCTGCCCCCATCATTGTCGCTCCCTTGCGTCGGATAGGAGAGGGCGAAGTCATTGCCGGGGATGTGCGGAAAGCCGCCGAAATTGAGGACGTTATTGAAGCGGTTGCGGCAGGTCTCGAAGCTCTTGTCGCAGCCGGCGGTGATCGTGAATGTGTCGCCGACTTGGATCGGCTCGGGCACCGGCAGGAACAGCGAGATGCGCGCGATGCTGCCCGCGGCCGAATGCGCCTTCACTTCGACGGCAAGGCCGGCGTTGGCGCCGGACATCCAGGCGAGCTTCCCGCGGGAGAAGACCCCGGTTGCGAAGCTGTCGAGACCCGTCGCGGTGAAATCGAATGCGTCGAACACCTGCGCGACCGTGCCGGCGCCGTGGTGCTCGGGCGCATCGAGATCGACGCCGCAGCGCGCGTCACCGAGCTCCCACGGACAGGTGCGCTGGAACACCCGGCCCGCGACCTGACCGAGACGTGAGGCGAGCCCGCGCAGCTCGGCCTTGAACGCAAGCTCGCCGCGCTCGACTTGGCCGAGATAGCCCTTGCGCAGCACCACGCGCTCGTCGGGGTCGGCCCAGTTGATCAGGAACACGGTCACCTCGGCGTCGTCGTAGCGGCCGGCGTGGATGTCTGCCTCGGTGATGGCTGCCGAGCTCAGCGCGCCGTCGACATCGAGATTGGAAACGGCAAGCCCGAGCTGGTCCTCGATTGCCGACGCCACGAATCCGGTCGCCGCCTGATAAGTGACCCCGTCGAAAACGAGATCGCGGTCATGATCCGTAAAGCCCATGACCACGCCGTCCTTGCGCGCAAGCCGCCAGCAGCGGCAGAGTGTCGTGACCCCGCCGGCGAGGTGGGTAGCGAGGCTCGTAGCAATAGACTTCATGGGAGTGGCCGCGCGCAGTACGTCAACTTGACGTTGCAGTCCCTTCCAAGGATAATTCTTGAATTGAGGGGTTTCCCCGGCTCACACGCCAAATCCTTTATCGTGACCCGAGGAATGTGCATGGCGCGAGGAAAAGCCAGCGGATACAGTCTGACGACGTCAGACGCTCGCATTGTTTTGGGCATGCAAGCCCGTGGTGATCGTGATCACGACATCGCAGCGTGGTTCGGAGTGAACCAAGGCCGAATCGCCGAAGTGAAGGAAGGACGCTACGGGGCGATCTCTGCAGCCCCGATGCACAAACTGCCTCCAAAGGGACCGCCGGGAATCAAGGGGCGACGGCTCAGAAAGTCAGTTCAAGATGTGCTGGCATGCTTGCAGCATAACCCTCCGCGGGTTACCGAAGCGATCAACATTCTGGAAAAGGCCTGCAAGACCTACGACGCGCACGAAGCGTAGTCGCCCGTATGCTCAAGCTGTCGCCGGCACGGTGGAATCCAGATGAGTCGAGGCGAACTGCGCCGGCTCTTTTCCCAGACGAACCACGCATAACCCGTCGCGGTGGTTGCCTTGCAATCCAAACGGCCCTTCACTATCGGCACGCGCTCGGTGAATTGCGCAAACTTGCTCGGAGGATTGTCTCGAAAGATGCGTTCATAGCGACCGACGCTTTCAAGAAATACGGTCCGAGCGAGGATCGCTACCCCTCGTCGAGCAATTGGCAAAGCGCGAAGGATGAACTCCTCCGCAAGCCGGAAAGGCGGGTTCGTTATGACCCAGTCGAAAGAACCGACCTCGAAGGGATGCGTCAAAAAATCTCGAACGGAACCGTAGCCATAGGAATACGCATCGGAACATTCGACATCGGCAAAATACTCTTTGAGCACCTTCGCCATATGGCCTGTGCCGCAGGCCGGCTCTAGGCAGCTCATGGTCGCCAACGATTGCCTGTCGGTCAGGACATGCTCGATCAACGCTCTCGTTGCCCAAGGGGGCGTTGGAAAATCGTCGGGACTGTCGCGCGCCTCTATGCGCTGCGCCATGACCGCGTGCGACGTGTTCTGCATTTGCGGTTTGCCCCTCCAAATCAACGCCTTCTGAGCGTCAGTTCACATGGTTAACAAACCGTTACGGAGACGTGAATAGCCTTCGCGTGCTGGCGACGCTTATTCGCGAACCTCGACAAGCTCAATCTGCGAAACGACCTGCTGATCCCAGGCGTTGGACTGGACCGGCAGGTGGTCGGTGTCAAAGCGCACCGGCACGTCGAATTCGAAGGAGGCGGTCGGTGCCGCCGAGGGCTCCGACGCAAATATGACACGGCCGGTAAGATGATCGATGCTGTCGGGTGTAGTCGGTACCCCGTTCACCTTGATCGCTACAGTGCCGGCCACAGGCTTGGTAATAATGCGCACGTGCTCGAAGCCAGCAATGGTGTAGCGCTTGACGAGCTGCCAAACGGTCGACGTGACCTCGACCATCGGCACGTCGGTCGCCTGATAGTCGTTCCAGTCCCTGAAGCGAAAGGAGTAGCCGCGGCCCTTCACGATGTGGAAGAATGCGATGACTTCGAGCATCTGCGCGCGGGTGCGGATGCCGGTCGAAATGTTCCAGCGGCCGCGCGAGTTGGCCCAAAGCAGGTTCCGCTGCTCGGCTCCCGAGGCGAGTGTGACGACGTTGGTCGAAAAGGTCGGTCCTCCGGTTGCCCCGCGTGCGACATAAGGCGGGAAGGAAATGTCGAGAAATGGCTGGGGCACGGCTATCCTGTCTGCTGACGCAACGGCGCTGGTGCGATATGTTTTTGATCAACGGTGACCTGCATGGAGAAGGTCATGCTCCAATGGTGGCGGCGACGGCGAGAAGAGCGCGAACGCATCGTCGTTACGGCCGATGAACTCGTCACGCGGCACGGCAGCGCCGCGTATACGATTGCCCGGCAACACCGACTTGAAAGCCTTCAGCGACACGATGCCGAAAGACATCGTTTCTGGTCGAAGGTCGCGCGGATCATCGCCGACCGCACTGGCCGGGAGGTCGGCGTCGACACCGCGACCCGATATCTCGCAGAGCCATGAATCTCACATTCCCCGCATGCCCATTCGCACGGCTCGCGCAAGGTCGGCGGCGACCTGCGTGCGGCTTGCGGAGAAAGCAGCTGGGCTCGGCGTCTGGATCGTAACGTTGACGACCGGCACGTTCATGCCGCCGCTGCGCTCGTAGCGTCGCGCCTCCTCGCGCGAAAGAACGCGCTCTCCGCGCTGCAGGATCGCCGGAACCTCGTCCGGACGCAGGAACGCCCCGTCATGGAGACGCGGCGCGCTGGCGAAGACCGCAGCCGGAACAAGCGCCGGCGTACCGGCCCGGCCAACGATGCCGCCCTCGTGCAACACAAGAACGTTCGCGACACGCCCACCCGCGTTTTCGAGCGTCGGAGCGTTGGTGCCGAACAGGAGGTTCTTGAGCGGATTGATCAGCGCGAGTTTGATCATCTCCTTGTTGAGATCGACGAGCGCGGCCCGCGCCGCGTCCGACCAAGACTTCCAGTCGAATTTGCCTTGCGCCAGGAGATCAGCGAAACGGTTCATCGAAGTCTCGAATACGTTCTGCCAGCCCTGCATCAGCTCCCGCGCGCGGTCGAGTTCTGCATTGAGGACGGCCTGCCGCTCGGCATTGGCGAGGATCAGTTGCCCTTCGGCGCTCTGTGCGGAAATCCCCTGCCGGCGCAGGTCCTGCTCGGCCTTGAGGCGCGCGATATATTTGTCCTTCTCCTCGACGCTCCGGCCGATA